ATCACCCTTGCCAAAGAGATCGCCGCCCTCGGGCTGCCCAAGCACCAGCAGCGCCGCCCAGTGCTCTGCGTCGAAACAGGCACGACCTATCCCTCGATCAGCGCAGCAGCCCGCGCCGTCTACGTCACCCCCAAGTGCATCTACGACGCCCTTGACCACCCCACCAAAACCAGTGCCTCGTTTACCTGGCGCAGCTCGCACCAAAGGAATGCGAAGTTTTACAACTGAAGTAGTAGCCTAAGGGCCGCTTGTGTGCAACACTATGGGTGTGGAGGCGAGAGCCTCACGCCTTTTTTCTTTTTTACACGACCGTGGCTACCCACACCTCCGTGCCCAACGAAAAACTTAGCCCCTGGTACTTCGCTGTCCGCTACTCGATTCTCCGCATGGAGCAGGCGATTAAGTACAGCCAAGAACTTGGGTTGTCCACCACGTACGACGAACACCAGCTAGAGCAGCTGCGTGATCTTGAACAGTTCCTGAAGATGTCCTGGGATGTTTGGATGGACGACATGGGCGCTGTGCTTTTACCTGCTGAGGTGCTGAAGTGAATCCCGATGTCCTTGAAATTTATGACATTAGCTTTAGTCCTGATGGCCGTTGTGACGTGGAGGCTGTTGTGGAGGACTCTGTTGTGGTCCTGTCTCAAACCGACTACGACCCCGCCGAATGGGGCCCTGCTGTGTGCCGAGGCTCCTTCTACCTTTGTGAAGATGACGTGATGCCTGCGACCGATGCCGGAATGCGACGCCTTATCAGTGAACGAGTCAACAACTGGGAAATGGTGGATCAGTCGGATTGGGCAGACGACGGCTAAGGCCCTTCGTAACGAAGAGTCTTACGACGACTGGTCCTACGGGACTGAACCCATCCCCTGCGATACAAGCTGGGTCAAACCTCGTACTCTGAACCAGCTCTTTGTTGGCCTGGTGGATGCCTTCGTCAGTAGCGAAAGCATCAACCACGAAGTATTGGCCCGGATGGCAATGCAACAAATACTTCAGCTACCTGAAGAAACTTTGTTGAATTTGCGCCGGCAGTACCCCTCAAACACTCCTTAGGTACTACACTACCAACGCTTTACCAAGCTCTATGCTCACCATTCTTTCTGATACACAAGTCCGCACCCTGACGGACAGCATCAAGACCATCCAAGGAATCCTGGAGTCGTCCCAGACCGTAAATTTTGACGGTCCCGCAACGGCAGTTAAAGCTCCCGCGCCAACCAAGAAACGGGAGTCTCAAAGCAAGACTCGTGTGTCTCACCGCAGGAAGTACCGTGCCCTGGACATGGCGCAAGTGATCCAGATCAAAACCAGGCTTGCTGCCGGTGAAGGTGCTACTGCCATTAGCCGTGACTACAAGGTGCATCTCACCACGATCAATGCGATCAAGTGGGGCAAGACCTGGAAGCATGTCACGCTCCAGCAAACCGCCGTTAAGTCGTGATCCTGTGTGATTCCGAGATCCGGGCCCTCTGTGAAGAGGGCCTTGTGACTCCTTACGATCCAGCTCTAGTCAATCCCGCCAGTCTCGATGTGAGACTCGGTGAGAACATCCTTATCGAAACAGCTTTAACCTCGCACATGCAGCCCCGCTCCATTGCAGGGTTTACTGAAGAGAGACCGTTTCTGCTCCATCCACGTGAGTTCATCCTTGCGGAAACTGTCGAGACTTTCTTCCTACCGTCGTTTCTGGCCGGTCAGTTCGCGCTTAAAAGCTCCAGGGCTCGCTCTGGTATTGAGCACTTGATGGCCGGTTACTGTGATCCGGGCTGGAGTGGTTCCAAACTCACACTGGAACTGCAAAACGCTCGGGCTTTACATCCTGTGCAGCTATGGCCGGGAATGCGGATTGGGCAACTGGTATTTCACGTCATGTCAGCTAAACCTGCGGAGGATTACTCCATCGTGGGCCACTACAACTTCGACCAACAAGTTACTGCTTCCAAGCTATGAACCAGGACATGGTGAACCATCCCAGTCACTACACGGCTGGGAGAATTGAGGTCATTGATTTTATCGAGGATTGCGTTAAGCAAGCCCCTGATGCAGTTGTCGGTGGGTTGCAGTGGCAAGTCCTTAAGTACATAAGCCGTCTGTGGCTTAAGGATGATCCAGCAATGGATGCCGGTAAAGCCCGCTTCTATTTGAATCGCTTGATTGACACACTAGACAGACCGGAGTACAAACAATGAGCGAGCAGTACAAGTTTCAGATGATTCGGTCAGATGACTCGGCGCAGATTCTTACTTGCCACACCACGAAAGTTGTGGGGGTAAAGGCAAGCGATGTGATCGAGTCTTTCACCGACTTTTTGCAGTGTTGCGGTTATCACCGCAGCACAATTTTGGGTGTTTACCAGCGACTGAGTGATGAGTTGTCCGAGTTGTGAATCCACGGATGTACGGGTGGTTGACAGCCGGCACTGTATTGATGGTCGAAGGCGAAGGCGTCACCACTGCAACGCTTGCTTAGCGAGGTGGACTACACACGAAAACAATGCTGTTCCAGTTAGAGGGCCTCGTATGCGTGGCGTCAGTCATAAACGTGCGTTGTCGCCTGCTGAAGCGGCTGACGTGATCCTGTCAGAAAAAAGCACCTTGGCATTGGCGGCGGACTACGGCATATCACACCAGGCCATCTCGCAGATTCGACTGGGGCATGTCTACGCCGAGGTCCACGCCCATCTAGAGAAGCAGGGGCACAGATTGCCAAGTCACGGCAAAAAGCTCTGTATCGACTGCCAGCACTGGGGTAGGTATGGGTGCAGCTTTGGTTTTCCTGATGCCGGCGACGACTTTGCTACGGATTGTGACTTATACGGTCCCTCCTAGGGGGACTAACCTGCTACATTAAACAAGTACGCCCTACCAGGCTTCACGATGAAGTACCTACAAGGAATCGAGCATTTGCACACCCTGTTCAATGCCACCACGGTGGCGTTTGACTGTGAGACAACCGGCCTTCAGCCGGTCTACGGCGGGTTGCGTTTATTGCAGTTAGGCGCACTGGATCGGATGCCCGTGGTGATTGACTGCTGGGATTTGGAGGACCATCACTGGCAAGACCTGGAGGAGTTTTTCTCCATCAAGCGTTACTGGTTAGCCCACAATGCTGTGTTTGACCTGGGCTGGTTGCAGGAGCATGAGCTTTACCCGGAAGGCGACGTGCTATGTACCATGCTGGCTAGTCGAATCCTTACCAATGGACTGCCCAACCTGAAGCATGGGCTCCAGCATGTTGTAAAACGTTATCTCAAGCTTGAGATTTCAAAGGAAGAACAAAAAAGTGACTGGACTGGTGACCTGACCCCCAGTCAGTTGGACTACGCCGCCTATGACGTTGAGCTGTTGACCCAGTTGGATGGGCCAATCAATCAGCGGATGGCCGAGGGCAATCTGCATAAGGCTTGGTTTCTGGAGTGCAAGGCATTACCGACCATGGCGCAGCTGTGGCGTACTGGTATGCCGTTTGAGCGTGATGAACTGGAGCAGTTGCACCAGGATTTGGCTGCGGATAATGAGCGTTTGGGAGAGGCTTTTATTGACACGCTGGACGAGGCGCTACCGGAAGGGAAGAAGCTGCCGCGTGATTCTGATGGCACGTTTAATCTGCGCTCCAAGCCAGAGGGCAGTGTTAGGGAGGGGACTAAGAAGCAGGCCGGCTTCAATCTGAATAGTCCCAAGCAATTGTTGGACGTGTTTACGACGCTATTGGGTGCTATTCCGGTAGACAATACGGGGAAACCCAGTGCCAGTCGGGCTGCGTTGCGTGAGTATGTAGGGGATCACAGGGTTGTGGCTGAGTACCTGGCGTGGAAGCGGGTGGAGAAGCGGCGCCAGATGGTAGAGGCGTTGCTGAAACACCTTGGTAGCACTGGGTTTATCAAGGCTAGTTACATGCAGTTGGGGGCAGATACGGGGCGTATGTCTTGCATTGGTCCCAATCTTCAACAAATCCCTCGGGATTCCAGGTTTCGGGCGTGTGTAAAGGCGCCAGCCGGGTGGAAACTGGTAGTGGCGGACTACGCCCAAATGGAGTTACGGCTGGCAGCCGCCGAGGCCGAAGATCCGTTGATGATTCGTGCTTTTCAGGATGGCCTGGATCTGCACACTGTTACGGCAATGCAAATTTATGGAGTACCAGAGGATGAAGTCACTAAAGAGATGCGCCAGATTAGTAAGTCTGCGAACTTCGGTCTGTTGTATGGATCGGGAGCCCGAGGATTACGCAACTATGCAGCGGGAATGGGGGTACAAATGGATCTCGATGAAGCTGGTGAGATCCGCGCCAAATTCCATGCCGCATATACAGGGATCAGCCGGTGGCAACGCGAAAATGCTGCACAAGCTAATCGCCGTCGTACTGATGCCGCTATCCGGATTCGTAACTCCGGGCTGCGGCGGATTCTACCGGGCGACTACAACTCGCTTACGGTCCGCTCCAACACCCCAATCCAGGGGGCCGGCGCCGCAGTGCTCAAACGTACCCTCGGTAAACTCTGGCCCCTCCTGAAAGCTGATGGCGAAGAACTGGTCCGCATCTCAGGTGTTATCCATGACGAAGTTATTTTGCTGGTGCGCGAAGAACACGCGGATGCTTGGTGCCATCAACTCGCTGCTGTGATGCAGGACGCTGAGGCCGAATGGTTGGGGCCTGTACCGCCTTTGGCTGAAGCCAAAGCTGCTGATTCGTGGGTAGACGCCAAATGAACAGGAAAGCACCAGTGAGTTATGTTGCTCTGTTACGGACACCGGGCGGCTTAGTGCAGAAGGCCACGATATGTGCTGACAACATGGTTGCAGCGCACTACACCATTCGGGAGTTGTGGCCGGCATTACGACTTGTCAGAATCACGAAAGAAGAAGATTGGTGACAAAGTGAGCCGCACCGGCAGAGAAATTGTGCTGGAGCGGCTCCATGCAGCTATGCGGCGGGCTACTACCGCTGATCTGCAACGGGCAGCCATGTTCCTGGAGTGGGCGTGGGACGTAAGACGCGGGTGCTCCAGGCAGAGAGCTGGAGCACGAAAGGCACAGGGACAAGCGTGGAAAAAGAACGTGGACGAGGATGTGCGATGGTAGAGCCGTGCTAGTGTGTAGCAAAAGAGACTCACGCCATCATGCCGTTACGCCACGGGCAAAAGTTCTACTGCCAGTTGCTGTTGGATCGCCACCGCTATCTGCTGGTGGATGAGATGGCTAAGCAGCAAGGCAAACGGACAACGGCGTTGCTGCGCGAGATGGTGTACTCGGCACTGGAAAAGGCACTGCCTCTGTCGGAATACAGAGCTGCGGAAGCAGCCGATAATGCTGCCTGGGCAGACTCGGTAAAGCGACGGGTGCAAGGACGCCAACGCTCCAAGCAAGATGGGTCAGATACAGCGCAAGACTCATAAGACTCAGTTGTAATTAGTAACAAGTCTGACTGAGGCTGCCCTTGGGGGCTAGTGTTGCACAGTAGTTAACTCACTTTGATGACTCGCTATCTTGTGGTCGCGGATGGGCAGTACGTCACTGCGCTGTACGGTTCCAGTGGCTCTGGTATCGGATTAACAATCGAAAAAGACGATGCGGGAACCTGGGTCACCTACGAGAGAGCCGTCGAAGCGGCGCGACTTGTTGCTGAATCTCTTGGTGGCTTTGTCGCTGTTCATAGCGTGGACGAGCCTGACTACCCCCGCAGCTGGTGTAAAGCAAGTTGAGCCAGTCTGCCGCTAACTACTTTGAACTGCTGGTGTGGTTGCCCGGTCGTGGGCCACTGCGCCAGTTGTTCCAGGCAGATACTGTTGAGGCAGCTGTCGCTTCTGCGGAAGCTGCTTATGGTGGGTGCCTGGTTGAGGTGCCGCCGCCTGTTCAGGTCAGACCTCGCCTGATTCGCTCCAGTACCAGTCCTTCTGTAGCGCGGAGGGCACGGGAAAGAGCTGCTTCTAAATTACCTATCACACTTTCGGAAATGTCTGAGTCAGTTGAAACAACTTGTAAAGCCCCCTGGGAGAGGGTGATGGAGGATCAGGCTAGGTATGAGTATTTGGAGGAGTTGTACAGGAAGTCTGGACGGGATCAGGTGGGGCATCCCATGCACTCGTTGTACACCGGGTTGTACCAGGGGGCGTTAGGCAGAGTCGCGGTCGAGGCCGCAGATGCTGGAGAGGTTTGACGCGGCTTCGCGGATTGCCCAGTTTGATTTGGTGCGCTCCATGTGGTAGAGCGTGTTAAGGAGGAGGGCGGCTTCTAGTAGGCCGCTCCAGTCCTTGGCTTTGTAGCGGTCATGTAGCCAGCGGTCGCGGGAGTTCTGGCTAAGTTGCTGCTCGACTGGTTGTTCGATGGGATTCATAGTTAGATGGGGCGGACTTTTAAGTACCAGCCGGATTCGGGACCATCGACTAGCCAGCGGCGTAGCCAGTTGCTTCTGGAGTATGCGATGTTTGCGCCACCCTTGTGGTTAACGTAGCCACCGTTCGTCATGTCTGCTTCGCCGTTTGGGTCTTGGTGGATGAAGTGGGTTGGTGTGAAGCCGCTTACTACGGTCCAGTGGCCTGAGCCAGTTGGGGCAGTTGCTGGGCCTTTGTGTAGCCAGCCGACTGGAGTAGGGAAGCCCGAGCGGATTTCGTTTTCCAAGATGGCGGCAGTACCCTCCATCTCAAATGTGGCGCGGAGACCCAGGGTTTTTAGTGCCAGGATTTGGGCTTTTGGGTCGGTGGTGTCGCCAAATTGGCGGCGGACTCGGTTGTATTCGTGGTCGCCGGCAATCTTGCCCCAGTAGCGGGCAACCATCGCGCAACTGGAGCTGAAGCACTCCCGGTAGCCGGTGGGGCCGTTATCTAGCTGGTATTCGTAGGGGACTTTTAGGCTTACCGAGGTAGAGGTGGATTGGGTTGGGGTGACTGTGGTGTTTTGAGCCCAGAGGGCGCCTTCGGCTTCACGGCGACGCAGTAGGCCGGCTTCTACTGGTGTGCCGGGGTTGCGGTATAGCTTTAGGGCAGCCGGGACATCGGACCAGGCTTTATCGCGTAGGCGGGCGCTGATTGTTTCAAATCCGGTGCTGCCATAGAAACCACTGCCGAGGTTGTAGGCGAAACTGATTAGGGCCGACTGTTGCGTAAGACGCATTTCGCTCCAGTGCGGAATGGTGCTAGAGAGGCGTTTGGCGATGGTGTCTATTTCTTGTAGCAGTAGGCGGTCTGCTTCGCCAGCAGTGAGAATGTCGCCTTGGGATACTTTGCGGCCATCGGGGTAGCGCGTGGTGCCCCAGCCGATGGTTGCTACGTTCCAGCCGTGGAGAGGATCGGTATATGCGGTGAGGTGGCAGCCCTCAAACTCTTTGATGAGTTTTATGGCTGGTGTGTAATCCTGTTGCTTGCCGGATTGACTCCAGGTTTTGAACCAGGATTGGTTGCGGCCCAGGATGTTGGGGTTGGCTTTATTGATGATTTCTTCTAGTTCAGTGATCGCGGCCATCTGGTGGGGTAAGCCGGTTTTGTAGTACCGGAATAAATCCAGTAGGCGGATGCTGTTGGAGGCCACGTAGGGTACTTGTCTTTTGTGTGAGTCTATTCCTTAAGGGGGTGAGGACAAGTGGCGGGCCGGCCTAGTAGCTAAATTGGTTGCAGTGCCTTCCTTGCATGGAACACCACATTGACGGCACTGAATTTTTTACTAAACGGCAAGCTAAGGCAAAGTTTCGGCAGCACATCATCACCTTCTGGGGTAATAAGTGTGCGTACTGCCGGGAGCCGTTAGGAAGGTCAGGCACACTGGACCATGTGCGTCCCAAGTCAAAAGGGGGCGAGACCAGACGTTCCAATCTGGTGGCCTGTTGTTATGCCTGCAATATGGCTAAGGGCTCTGTTGTTAGTTGGCAAGACTGGTTTAGGGCGCAGCATTTCTGGGAGCCTCACCTAGAGGATGCAATCAAGCTATGGATTAGTCAGTAATGAATTTCAGCGTTTGATGTTGCGGAGTGCGGCTTTGACTGGATCGTAGAGTCCGAGAATGGCGCTGACTTGGGTGGCGGTTGCTTTGTGGCCGATTTTCTCTTCAATCGCATCGGTGACTATTGCCTTCAGCTCAAGCGGTTTGGCGTGGTTGATGAGCATAAACGGCAGTTCCATGTCGAGTTTGGCGAAGATCGCGGGCAGCTCCTTGCGGAGGGCGCGATCCACGGCGAGCTTGAGCATTACGCGGCCCAGCTCCAGTGCGATGGTGCGGAAAACGCTTTTCATGGCTTAGTGGGGACTAGAAGACCGCCGATCCAGCCGGCGGCTGCACCTACCGCAGCATAAACGGCGGATGATTGTGGGTCACAGTTGGATGGAGTGCGGAATCGGCACACCGCTAGGTCAATGCCGCCGATGGTGATGCCAGTTGCTAGCAGCGCCACCAAGCAGCGGATTAAGTAGCTGCGCTCGGTGGGTGTGGTAGTCATTGGCGTCTGTTGCGACCGTCCCAGGCGCCGCTGGCTTCTAGCTTGGTGACTCGATGCTCGACGCCATTTAGGCGACCGAAGGTTTCTTTGCGCTCGTCTTTGATGTCGGTATGGAGGATTTGCAACTGAACAGAAATCGACTCGACGGCGCTGGTTAGCCGCACCACGGCATCGCGGGCTTCATCGTTGCGTCTGCTAAAACCCATGGCACCCATAGCCGCCACTGTGATTGAGGCGCCTGCTACTGCGGCAATAAGTTCAATCATTGCGGCAGTGAGCTACTCAGTGAGTCTACCTACTTACCTTGGCCTCGCCGTAGCTTGCGTCCGTGGCTTGGCTTACTGCGGGCGCCATTGCCTTGACGGGTAAGTTTGGGCTTGCCTGGCTGGTGTTGTAGTGATGCGGTGCCAGTCTTAGATCTTACGGTCATACAGTTGCAGCGCCTGCGGCAAGCGTAGCGGTAACAGTCAAGGCACTGCCCCCGCTGCCACCACCAGCACCACCACCAGCAATGGTGACATCAACCGGCTGTAGCCCTAGCTCAGCGTCGATGGTGCCATCAGATCCAAGCGTTACGGTCACGTTGACGTAGCCGATGCTGAAGTGTTCTTCTACTGGTGCTGCGATATATCGCCAGCGGGTGTTGGTTGGCACCACGTTGCCGCTGAAGGTGTGGCCGGCCCAGATAATCGGCGGCAGTTGGAAGCTGCGGTAACCACCGCCCTGCCCCTGGAAGTGCTCGCGGATCAGGCTGGCTTCTGCGTCGGTGAGTGCGTTGTATCCCAGCGTCAGCTGGTAGTTCTGCGGCGTGACGCTATGCCTAAACCTGACGATGCCCGCACTGATGCTGGGCTCTTCCGTCAGCGGGAATTGCCCAAAGTCGTAGCTGCGGGTGGCAGGCTCCAGCTCAGGGAACGTGGCCATTAGTTCTGGAGCGTGATCGTGCTCGCAGCCACTGAGAAGGTGCCAGCCGTGCTCGATACATCGCTGCCAAAATCGTTATAGGCAACCAAGGCATCGGCGCTTGATGCGCCTCCCAATGATTTGTAAATCACCAGCGCCCGTGCGGTGATGGTGCTAGCTGCCCAGGAGACTGCCGCGAATTGCAGCGTTACCTTATCGTTGGCGGTGTCTTTGGTGACGGTGCAAGCAGTGGTGACGCCGCCAGCGGTGTAACCCGTGCCAGAGACTTCGTTGGTCACATCGTCTCGCTTGTCATGCGTGTCCTTGTTTGGCGTGTAGGAGCTGGTGACCAGCATCGCCTTGAAGGTATTGGTGTCGAAGTCGATGTTGTTGCGCGCCATGTCGTCAATGGCTGAGTTGTAGATCAGTGAAGCCATGATGTACCTGCGTTGGAGTCAGTCTAGGCCGGTGGTCATGGCCATGCGCTAGCACGCTTGGCGGCGAGCTGATCTCGCAAAGTCCACATTCCGTTTGCGCCCGAGGTCGATACTGATGCGTTTTTACCAAGTAACGCAGCAGGCACAAGCAGGTTTGTGGTGCCGCCTGCGCCGCCCAATGTCAGAGTGACTGTGCTGCCGCCGCCCCATGCGTAGTTTGGCTGGTTCCATGTGCCGGTGCCGTTGACGCCGAAGGCAAGGCTTGGCAGGACCAGATCAACGTTTGCTTGCCCTGATGGGGTTTGGTTGAAATTAGCCATGGGTTAGGTGGTGCGAGCCAGCATGACAGGAGTGGCGCCTGTTGTGATCGTTGGGCTGTTTGCAAACGCCATCACTTCCCAGACTTCGGTGCCGGCGGAGACGGTGATCGTGTCGTAAATGCCCAGCGTGTTTGCCGTATAAAGCATAGTGATTCCAAAATCACTTCCCATGGTTGTAGTGATCCATTGGGAGTACGGCAGGCTATGGAATACAGGGCTTGAGTCTGTGGAGTATGCACCGTTGGTGCCGCTAAAGCCAATGGGCAAGATAATGCCGCTCCCCCGCTCCGAACCGGGATCTACGTTGTTAGCCCACACGTTGCTGCCATTACCTAGACCACGGTATGCGTATTCAGCACCATAGGTGTAATTAGCTCCGGTTCCTGTGTAATCTGTTGCTGTAGTTGACCCGTTCAATGCAATGCCTCTACCTAGCTCCCTGCGAAGTGAGCAGTAGCGTTGAAATCCGACCTGTCCAAAACGGGAAACAACGACAGGATTTACCTCGTAAAACAGATTCAAAAAACCTTTGCTAAAGTCAACCCAAGATTGGAAAGATCCGCTGCCTTTTACGATGGTGAAGCACCTGTAAACGGCACCTTGGGAGATTACAAAGAAATTAACGTTGCCGCTTGTGTATCGGGTAATCTTAACGTCAGTGCTAAAGTTAAAGCTTACTAGTAGTCTGTGATTACTTGCATTGTTTGTCGTTGTGGCGAAATAATCAAGGTATTGGGTGCCAGAAGGTACGTCAGAGCCAGCGTTCCAGCCCGTAGCAACGTGGTAGCGAAGGTTGCCTGATGTGTCGACCATAAACCAGTAGTAGGTCTTGCCGTACGTTCCGGCGGCGTTAGTAATTTCCATCACACGGTTCTCAAGCGTGTTCGTGAAATTGTCGTACCACTCGGTCATCAACCCAGCATCAATAAACGCAGATCGAAGCTGCGTAAAGAAAGTCGCGCCGGTTAGCGTTGCCGTTGCGGTGTAAGTCTGCTTGGTGACGGCCATGGTTTGATCCTCAGATGATTAGCGGTGGAAACGGTTTAGCTGATCTCTTCGTAGCCGATTACCAGCTCCAGGTCGCTGGCGGCGCTGGCCTGTGCGCGGAGGCTGTGGCCCTCTTCTAGGTAGAAGTAACCTTCGCGGGTTACCAGCACCTGCGTGGCATCGGCTGGCACGGTAATGGTGTGCGCCAGTTCGTAGCCGGTCGTACCATCCCAGTGCTGCAACGAAATGTCGGCAGCAGCAGCGCCATCCACGTTGGCGCAGTAGACCGAGTTGACTTTGAATACTTTGCCGCTGGCGGCGCTATTACTGAGGGCTGCTGCCATTGAGGTGGTCACGGCGTAGCCGACCGTCTTGCCGGTGATCGTCGTTGGATTTTTAAGGTTCGGTGCAGCCATGCTTTAAGATGCCCACCATGAGGGATAAATGTCAGCCTCAAACCCGTAGGTCTGGATAACCCAGTCTAAGTAGTAATCAGCGCCGCCGTCAGCGCCACCAGCTGCTAGCGACACCGACACTGTTAGATCAAATCCAGCACTGCTGTTGTCTGCGGCTACGCCACCCTCGATTGATGCGGTAACGGTCAGGTCGGCGCCTGTAGCGTCGCCAGGAACTGACGCAACACCTGCTGCCAATTCAATCGACACCGTGAACTCAGCGCCATTCACATTGGCGCCTTCTGGTGGGATCGTGACTAGCTCGACGCTGACGGTGTAACGCTGAGTGCCAGGGATGTCTTCAACCTGCGGCGCACTGCCATAGATCCAGCTGTAGCCAGTTGGAGTGAAATATGCCGGCGTGGTCATCCCACTAAGCAGGCTGCTGGGGATGGCAAAGGAAAGGAAGCGCCCTTGCTGGCCGATGTAATGGCTGCGGATGCTAAGCATCTGCGCTTCAGTAAGCGCCACAAAGGTCAGTCGGAGCTGCTGCTCAATAATGACGTTGCTTGTCATCACGCGAACTTGCAACCCATTCAGCGTTGGGATCTCCGAGTGCGGATGCCGCCCTGGCGTGAAGGTGCGGCTTGATGGTGTCAGCGTGGGGAATGTAGTCACATCAAGGCTCTACGGAACACAGAATCTGCCAAAATACTCTTCCTGAGTTGGATAAGGTTCATCGTCTATTGATGGCGAAGCAGGCGCAACTGTTACAGTAATAGTAAAACTGCGAGTGCCGCCTGATCGGGCAAAATCCCATAGTATTGATAGTTCTGTAATACCTACTGCCGCAAATGAACTTTTATAAACAAAGGCATCATTGTATTGTAATACACCAGGGCATGGACCGACATTATAAGTAGGCGGTACATACCACGCCATTTGACCAGGCGCTGTAGCTACACTTGTTACACTGTTTCCCAAGCTTGTAGGTGTGCAAGCTGGATAGTTGTGACCTACCCTAGCTGATACAGTAAATACATATGTATTGTACCCTCCTGGGTTCCATATTCCATCGGGCCATACCATATACGGCGACCATGGATAGGTGATTGGATTTAGAAGCGGATCTATTGCTTGCTGGCTGCCGTCAGGGCATGTAACGCTAAATCCGACATACTTGCCGTTGTAATTTTCCCCGCCTAATTCTTCTGGCGGCGTAAGCGGGAAGCTGTAGTCTTCGACTATCTGGCTAACTGCTTGAGTTACATTGCCTTGCTCGTCAAGGTTGCCGATAGTCCTTGTAATTACAGCGCCAGGGCATACGCCTTCTGGTGGCACTCCCGAGGGGCCGCCAGGTACTGGAGCTGTAGTAAACGGTCCAAGCGCCGTAGCGCCTTCGCCAAGTACATCTTCAGGGTTGTTCACCGGAGGATCACCAAGACCTGATTCGTCTATAGCGCCAAGGCTAGATCCATAATTAGGGAATGTTCCGCTGGTAAATGTCTCAGCGGGGACGCTGGTATTGCTTGAAGAGTTTACGTCGCAAGTGACACCACTCAGCCCAGTAGGCAACAGAAGGCCGCCGCCAACGGCAGCATTTACCTCCTGTGCCACCACACTGGCCAAGTTTGCATCCACAGGGAAGTGCGTTAGATCCAGGCTGATTTCACCACTGATTGACTTACCGATCCGATCCACCTCATAGAGATAGTCGTGCAGGCTGTCAGCTCCAGTGGATGCAATGCGCTCCAGTCGTACACGCACAAGATCACCAGCTACAAGCGTTGGATTGAACGCATCAGGCTTTACGCCTAACTGTAATCGGTGAGTAACGTGCTTGCGCTTAGAGATGATGTAGGCACCGACTTTGACTGCGTGATTTTCAGTAGAGCAGAACTCACTTAGATCATGCTGCTCGTAAGGTCCATCAGCAGCAGTGCCGGTGTAACGCACCTCAGTGTTGCGCATTACGGGGATGCCTAGATCATCCTGCTGCCGCCACAGCATCACGGCGCAAAACGGCTTCCGGTCTGCCAGCGGTGTGTAGGTGATCTCAAAGCTGCCGGGGATGATGTGCTGCTCGGTGAACGTGAACGCCCAGGTCACTGCTGTGGTCTTGATGGTGCCGTTGACATTAGTTGGCACCAGTGGCTTCAGTGCTTCCTTGCCGCCGATTCTCGCCTGACGCAGCAGGAAATACTGAAGGGTATTGCCAATCCAGTCGCGCAAGTTGGTGGATTCGCTTACCACGCCGTTGAACCAGAAGCCATTGGCATTGGTGAAGGTTGCCGCTGCTAGGAAGCTGGTGGCAGTGTCGATCATCGCCTCAGGCACCCTGGAGCTATTACGCAGCAGATACAAGAGCAGATCCGCCACGTTGTTGCTTGGGCCAGTGACGCTATCGAGCAGCCGTGGGACGTAGATCCCCCCACGAATGAAGCAATGCACTTGGCGATTCCACTGATCGAAGCCAGCCGGGATTGTGACCGAGAACGCCATCGTGCTCAGTCCGTCGTAAGTGCCAGAGGTGCCGCAATACGTCGGCGCTTCTAGGTTTGGCGTATTGTCGATGAAGTTACCGGCCACAAAGGTGCCAGCACGCCTGTCATAGGTCTGGGTGAAGCTGCCCACCCGGCAGCTGCGCTGGAATACATCGCGCACCTGGATCGAGTCAATCTGCCCCTCGCTTAAGACCAGGTGATAGCTGGCGGTGATGTTGCTGGATGCGTCATCTTCAAACCTGGCTTCTGTTGCAGGCGGGCTGATGAGCACGCCACCAGTTCCACCCGTGCGGCGGCAAAACACAATGGGGATCGGCTCACCAATGACTGCGCTGCGCTGCCGCGTATCCAGGTTTTCGGCACCACCAGCACCGCCCTCGGTTAGTGGTGTTCCGACCACTCCGCCTTGGGCAAGTAGAAATGCAAGTGGATCGCTGCCGATAATGCTCATAACTTGCAGGGCGCTCCTATCAGCCGGGTGGAGAATGTGCGCGGCGGAACCTGAGCGCCAACTGGTGAGAGGCTACTACCTAACTCCATCTGAATCAACGTAAAGCTGCCCTGTACACCAACCACTTCACCGACATAAGAAGCGATCAACCTCTGCCCTGGCTGCGGCGTGTTGTTTCCTAGCAGAGTGTCAAACTCATATAGCTGTAGTTCTACCAGGCGGGCTTCATCCAATGCTTGCAGCGCCACCTCGATAGCGTTGGTGGTAGCAGGCAACCGCACTGAGATTGACGATTCTGACTGCACTTCACCAGCTGTGATGCCATCAGCATCAAATGCTTGATAGGACCAGACCGTACCGCCATAGGTGACGGCGGTATTGACGTAGTAGGACTGCCACCGCTGGTAGGTGGTGGAGCCCGAGAAGATGCGGAGGTATTGGGATTGACCGCGAGCCATTAGCGAGTACCTACCGCGTAACGACCAGCTGGTGTACGTAAACCAGTGTAGATGTTCGTAGCCATCTGCTGCAAGCCACGCTCCATGTCTCGCATTGTTACATACCGCTCGCCGTTGAACTCGACCACCGGGCCCGTGGTGATGTTGATGGATGGGGCAGATCCACCGCCACTGCCGCCTTCCAGAATACCGGCGCCACGTCCGCCTGCCAGGTAATTTGCGGACGCGACCGCCATTTTAGACGAAGGTATTATGTACTCGGATTCACCGCCCTCACCAACTAACCCCAAAGTAGGTTTTGTTACCATTCCGCCTTGCGCGAAAGCTCTAAAACCGCCGGACCAGAACGCACCTTCGGCAGCTCTTCTGACTGGGGCTGAGGCTGGTTGAGCACTTCGTGCTTGATTTAGTTTGAGTTGATTTTGGAAAGCTCTGTTTATATTATAGGCAGCGTCATTAGCAGCGGCTGCCACATTACTCATAGCACGGGCAAAAATAACCGTACGCTGTGTGCCTACATCTATGGCACCTACAACACCACGAACTTTTTGCTCAACCAAGAATGTTTCCTGTGCAGATATACGCAAACTGTATGCAAGGTTATCTGCCGCTATTTTAGACATACCGATTTCATCGCTTGTCAGTTTTTGAGCAAGCGTACTTTCGGCCTGTATAAGTTTTGTCTGGAATACGGCTTTAGCTACTTCATCCTGATTACGGGCTATTTGTATGGTTGCTTTTTGTTGATCGTAGGCGCTCTGGAGAACTTCCCTCTGTACCCCAAGCGCTTTGTCGTACGAGCCTGCTATAGCCGCAATCTGCTCCGGGGTATTACCTCTTGCTCCTGCTTGTGCGATGGCTATTTCTTTTTCGGCTGCAACTTCTTTGTATTTAAGTTCAACAAGTTTTGTTTGTAGTACAGCTTTTTCAATAAGTATTTGATTATTGGCAAGAGCTAGTTTGTACTCAATGACGGCAGCTTTAACTTGCTGCTGGAACTGTAGAAGTGCAATTCTGTACCTTTCTGAGGCTGTTCTAGCTACCTCATACTGCCGTTGCAGTTGAGCGCCGTACAGATCATTTAGCGCAGACTCGACGGCAAATTGGGACTGCCTGACTTGACTACCACGTTCCAGTGCGTCTATTTGGCGTTGTACAGCGTCAGCAGCGAGTGAATACTTTTTAGCGTTGGCTTCTATTTCCAGGCCTTGGAGAACTAACAAATCCTTGATTGCTTGCTCTTTTAATGCTTGGTTTTCTGCTGCTGAATTTAGCCGTATAGCTAGGGCTAGTTGTGCGGCACTTTTAGTGCCTATTTCGTTACGTATTGCAAGTTCTTTTTCGTCGTATTCTGCTTTAATTTTAATTTGAGCTTGTTGTTTAGTGAGTTCTGCATTTATAAGTTTTTCGGCTTCTGTGCGGCCTAGTGTGCGTTGTGCTTCTAGGTCTAGTATTTGCTTCCTTGTCTGAACTTCACGTAAAAGTTTGTCGTTTGTAGCGGTCAGTGCAGCTATTTCTTTTTCTTGTTGTTCACTTCTGCGCCCAAAAAATGAACCTATTTTATCTAAAATACTTTTAATGTTTAGCAGTTTTGCGAGCCAGTCTACGAAACCTTTGACACCGCGAAATATGTATGTGTTTATCATATTAAATCCTGTGAGCGCCATCGTAACTATACGCAGTATGCCGGTTAGAGCAGCAGCAAAGGGCGCCCCAAGAATAGATAAAGTACCGCTAATTGCGCCTACAAATTGGTCCCACTCACCGTTCAAGGCGTTGGTAGCGTTGTTTATGTCTTTCATGGCATCTGGGGTTAAAGCGAGTGCTGCCGCTGCTTCTTCTATAGCCATCGTGCGAGCTTCTTCTGTTTTACCCGCTTCAACTAGAAGACGTATAGATGTTTCTAGTTCTGCGTTTACATAGACAGTGCTTTCACGCAATTTGTCCATGTTTAATTGATTAGCCGCTGCACCGATTTCTTTAACTCGCAACAAAGCATCGTTAAGTTGCTGAGCGATTGCTGAACCAAGGATTTGGCCGCCGAAGCCGGAGCCAAACGCAGAACCCGCTAAACCACCTAGTACCTGTGCGGGTCCGCCACCGAATAGCAGAGGGAAGCCCGCACCAAGGGCGAGGTTTTCTGCCGAAGGATTGGGGTTGAAGTCTAGGCTTCCGGGACGAGGGCCACCACGGGCCCCTGATGCCACTCCGGGACGAGGGGTAGCAGGGGGAGGGGTAAAACCAGGCGGTAGTGCGGGCCCTTGAACAGGCGGCGCAGCGGGGCCGAACTGCCCAGCACGACCCAATGCAACATCTAACTGGTAAACAGCTCGCTCTAATTGTCTAAACTCAGGACTAGTTGCACGGACTATACGCTGTAAATCAATTAACTCACTCTGATATGCTTCCAGTGCGGAAATACTATTCGGAATCTGCCTTCTCTGCGCTAGAAGTTCTTGTACTAAAGTTCCCCCTCCTATTGTTTGTCCCTGCCTACCGCCGAAAGATAGTTCATTGGCTAATGTGGAAAGCCGTGCGCGTCCCAGTGAGTTAGCGGCAACGGCGGCTTGTTGCGTCGCCACAGTAAATTCACGAAACTGCGCTGTAGCTATATCGCTATTATCGGCAATCTGCTTAAAAGCTCGGGCTAACTGTGTTGTATTTGCTACTGTACGGCCCGAGGTAGTTCCGAAGTCCTGTACAGCTCTTTCGCTGTTTATAAAACTATTTTTTAGGCCGTTTAATTCACGTGCAGCTTGACTGAAGCGATCTGCCATCTCGCCTCGTCCAAATGGGCGAGCTAGATTTACAGGTCTTGTATTTATATCCCGTACAAGGCGTTCCAGTTCTTGGACGCGGTTGATGACGCCCTCAACCATGCTCGTGCCGGATACACGAACATTGATAGAGGCGTCGTAACTTGCCACGGGTTATACGTTTCTGGCTTTACAGAGTCTATCCCGTTAAAAAGCCGCCGGTTAGCGGCGGCGTTTGGCTTTTTCGTAGGCTTCTTTTTCGGCGTCAGCCTGGAGTTTGAAGTAGGTGTGCCAGCCGATCAGCTCCATGTCCGTCATTCGGCCTCGTAGCTCGGACAGTGTTAGCCCGAGCTTTTCGGCTACGAAAAACTGGATGTAGAGGTAGGTGTCTTTTTTGAGTTGGGCCTCAAGTGCTTTTGTTGTCCAACTCCTCCGAATCATCGGTCAGAATCGCCAGCATCAAAGTCTGAAGGTCTTTGTCCTTGACTTCGTTCTTGAGGATGTCGATTTCAGCAGCCTTGAACATGCGGACGCCGGCCTCGTCGCAGGCTTTGGTAAGTAGTAGTTGGAGGGCAAAGGCTCCAGCGTCATCGGACTTGGCCTGTTTTTGGGCGCGTTCGCGTTCGGCCATGGTAAGAGGGCTCACCCACATCTCAAACTTGCTGCCGTCACTGAGTTCGACGATCTTTTTGGCAGGTTCTAGGTTGGCGGCCTTACGCAGGCGATCTATTGCGCTTAATGCGGCAGGCATGGAAACTTCTAGAGAAGACGTGTTTAGTGTAACGCAGTAACAACAAAAAAGCCCCGGCATAACCGGGGCCATTTAACGGGGACAACCAGATCCTATTATCAGGACTTGCTGAGGTCGAAGGTCGGGGCAGCGCTGGGACGGAAGGCGATTTCAACGCTCTGGCCATCGTCGGGGTTAACCGTCAGGCTGGCAGAAGTCAAAATCACAGGGACCGTGATCGAACGGCTAGCCGTATCGTTCACCGTACCACTGGCAACCACACGGTCGATGTACAGCTTCATAGTGGCGCCGCTCTGTTCGCGCTGGATCACATCCTCAATCATGCGGCTAGACAGTTCGGTGTCGTCGTCAGTGGTGTACACCGTCGCAGAACCGGAGCCATCAGCGAAACCAGGGATGTAGGTGCGGAAAGCAGTGTACTGTCCGACTGCCTGACCGATGGTTGTTACATCAATCTCGGCCCTGGTGATTTCAAAGCTCCACTCACGTACGGACCCGACAACCACGGGGGCGGTGTAGCTGATGCTGGCGAAGTTGGCGCCGAAACCGGAAGGCAGTGCAGTTGCTGTGGCAGCAGTGCCACCGGCAGTTGCACTAATAGTCATGATGCCGGTACTAGCCACATAAGTTTTCACAAAGTACGGACCAGCGGCAATGGCGTTGGTTACTGTGGCGCCTGCGGGATAGGCCAAGGTCACAGGGTCGTTGACCTTGAAACCGAGGTAGGCACCTACAGTGATGTTGGAGGCACTAGCAGGGAAAGCAGATGCGGCCAGCGTGGTAACAGAAGTACCAGCAGGCGTGTAGTACAGGGCGCCGGAAGTGCCCGAGAGAACGGTGGACATGAGTAGTACCAGAAGAGTTGGACGGTGCGGGCACTGCCCGGCTTAATACAGGTTAGCTGTTCTATTGCTTAGGCACTATGAAAGTACCTGAGCCTGGAATCCGGCGGAAATGCGAGAGATAAAGAACGGCGTAAATGCACGACGAGATTGTTGATCTGGTGTAGTGCCGCCGAAGTCGGGGCTGAAGGCAGGGCCGTCGATAGATCCAGTGCGTAGATAGATACCGGAAGCAGACTTTGGTTGGTTATTTATCTCCTGTAAAACAGTGCCGGCGATGTTTACTAGGGTTTGGTTGCGGGCAGGGCCTTTGCCCTTGGGGGTGTACGTGCGAATGACCACTACTCCACGTACATAGTCGGGATTTCCCGTGAGGGCTGTTTCTGTTGTTAGGCCGAATTGAATATTGACATCGACAAACTCTTTGGCACTGTCGGAGCCGTCATTCATCACGTTATCGAAGTACACCGGAACCGCAGGGGTAAGTCCGTTGTAAGCCGTAAGCAACGGGGCCTCTAGTACGGCACGAATAGCTTGGTAGTTAATCATGGTGGAGCGAGGCGGACACCGCGTTCTAGGGCTTTCTGCATTTTGCCACCTTGTACGAACAGCGGATACCAGTCAAGAGGTGCGGTGCTACTTGCGTTGCCCCTGCCTGAAACTTCACCCCTTTTACCGTTAGCTGGACGACTACCACGGGCAACCACTTCCCCGCGAGGATAACCTACCTGCTTGAAGTCACCGACAGGAACATCAACCAGATCCATGGCAATAGCGGCGTGAGGAGCAGAGTTGTAGAGGATAAATTTTGTTTTGCGGGCAGCCTCACGTTTTGTAGCAGGTAGTTTGGGAATGTCGTTTAGTGAGTAAGGGTAGGTACCACTTCCGGCTCCCGCTCCTGGGGCATCAGCTACCCAACTATCTTGAAATTCGCCGCTCCAGTTGGGTCCGGCGTCGGCTAAGCCGTTCATGATTTCTTTGGCGGCGCTACGGGCGAGGTTGTTTGCCCAGTTGTATGCGTCGCGTTCCAAGTCACGAAGACTAGCCATTACTGGGGCCTCACTATGAGGGTGTGGAGGATGGGGCTTTCACCTTTATAGGTTTTAATGTCGATTATGCGGCCTGTTCGGGTTACGCCGTTATCGGTGTACTCGATCTGATCGCGCACACTGGGGGTGTATGCGCCAAGCTCGGTATTACCTAGTAATACTTTGATGTCGGTGCTTTGGTAGGTACTCTCAAACTCTTCTGGTTTTACTTGTGTGATGATTACCCGTACAGGTATGCGAATTTGAGTGTTGCGTACTTCGCCGGTTGCGGGTATGTAGTTATCAGTCGGGCCGCCTTTTATGTATGTGACATCGCGGCCCCAGTCACGTAGAAGGGGGGCCGGTATTGGTTGGAATACGGTGTCGATCTGGCTCATCAGCTGCGGTACAGGCGGACGGAGTTAGGGCCGCCGATTCCTTTGGCCCAGCACTTCAGGAAGCTGCGTAGCCAGGGCAGGGCGTCGGTGATGGTTTGCATTGACTGTGATTCGCCTTGGCCTCGGTACTTGACACGTAGGTCACCTAGTTCCACCTCGTCGTAGCCGCCTGGGGCAGTAACGACAGCGCGTAACATGGTGGGGTTACGCAGTAGTGCCAGTGCGGTTTCGCAGGTGGCGTCCTTGATTTCGCGGGGGATGAAGGTGGCGTCTGCTTCGATGCCATCGCAGGTCACGTCGATGCGGGGCCATTTCAGGGCTTGGGTAGCGGCTGAGCGGTCGCCGTAGAAGTCCAGTGTGTCGAGCCAGCCGGTTGCTGTGATAAGTGAGGCGGCCTTGTTGTCGGCAGTGGCGGCGGCCCACTCGGCGGCATCAAGCCGGTTGTCGAAGTAGATGCTGGCGTCAGCTACCGTGATATACGAGTTGGAGTTGGCTCCAGCAAGAGTGGCGACGAGGACAGGAGCCATGTGTGTCTTGCCTCGGCGCTACGTGCAGCATGTATATGTTAGTTCCAGTGTAGGTCACCCGTAGAAATGAGCAGTGGGGCCTGTACGTACATTGTCAGGACGCGGGCGACGTTTTGGGGGCAGGATTTTTGCCATGTAGACATTCGCGCCGTCCATTTCTAGGTCGGCTAGGCGTTCTTGGTAGCGGGAGTAGGCGATGTCTTCGTGCCAGCCCCGGTTATCCTGTGATATGTAAAGACGGACTAATTTCATGCCTGCCCAGAAAGCCGCTGAGTGCTCCATCAGCGTAAAGAAAACTGCGCCTGCTTTTGAGCCCGGCAGTGAGGTGCGCCAGCTGGAGCCCGTAGCACTGGAAATTCGTCGCCTCCGTGAAGAGGATGGCATGAACATCACCGCGATTGGTGAAAAACTCCAGGTGAGCTACGACGTGATTAACCAGTTGATCTTGCAGTCATACAAAAGTGTGATGAACACTCCCGTGGTGTTTGAGGCACAGGAGAAGATTCGACTCGGACTTGGTTGAGTTGACATGAAAAAGGGGCCCCGTAGGGCCCCAGTTCTTTCGATTGGTTGCTTATCAGGCGTAAGCAGTTGTGTCGAAGGGGGTGTTGACGAGCAAGCGGGCCACGGGGACCATCTTGGTGGAGGCGTACACCAAGTTCCAGCTGCTGGTGTTACCCAGTTGGTCGGACGCAGTGGTGTTAAGGGGGTTGTCGGTAGAAGCAGCCCACTTGGTTCCGGTTACGTGGTAACCGTAGTGGTAATCCACAGCCAGAACGTCCTGCATAGACAGGATGTTGCGGTCGGCAGCAAGGCGCAGATCCTGTTGGATGCCCTCGGAAACCACGCCGGTCTTGAAGAGGTACACAGGGTACTTCTTGGCGTGGGTTGCCGTACCGCCGGTCAGAGCGACGAGTTGGTCGTCGATCACAACACGAAGGCCAGCAAAGTAAGCAGCCTCGGTTTGGGTCACGCCCACACCGCCGCCGCCCCAGACCACGGCACCACCAGTGGACAGAGCAGAGGTGCTGAAGGTCAGCATCCCGATCTGTTGCAGGTAGTAAGCCACGTTGGAGTGCATGGCAATCGAGTCAAGCTCGTCGCCGCGCTCGCCCAGCTTCACCTTGGTGCCAACAACGTTGGCGACGTTCAGGAAGTTGCCTTCGCCCATCGAACCGGGGACACCAGCGAGGGTTTTGTCCAGTTGGTTGGGGCCAAGGACGCCAGCACCGGAGATACCGCCGAACAGACCAAGCAGTTGGGCTGCCAGAGTGGCAGTCTTTAGCTTGTTGATGGCTGCGGTCAGTTGGTTGCGGACGTGGCTTAAAGGGTCAGCTCCAGAGCCGAGTTTGCTGAGGTCGTCAGCTGCATAGGCAAAGCCACGGTGCAGGATCGTCATGATCTGCTCGTCGGCAGTCACGTTCGAGGGCACCAAGTAGCCACCGCCGCCGCCCCAGGTGGAGTTGCTCAGAATCTGGGATTCAGTCGGGGCGATGGGGTCGAAGAATGGGACGCGGACGCGGGTGCCGCCAGCACGGGCATCAAGAGCAGCATTACGCTGCACAATGCCGGACTGAATCCACTTCGACTGCTCGAAGATACCTTCAGCGGTGTACTGAAGGAACTCGGGGCGAGTAACAAGGTTGGAGAGGAATGTTCCTCCCGAAAAGTTGCCGTTAAAAGACACGGATCAGCTCCAGTGAGGGTTGTAGGGTTGCCCCACAGGGGCTAGGCGCCGGCTTCTGACTTCAGGAGGCGGGCCATATCAGGGTTATCTACCAGCATCATCATCTGCTGGGTAACGTTCCAGGATTCTTTAGACCAAGGATTGGACTGACCTGGGACGGCGGTGGAACGGGCACTGCTCGTTACACCCATACCGGAACGATTACTAGCAGCAAAATGATGCTCGTAACCACTGCCGGGATTTTTAAGATTAGCGATGTAGTCGCTAATTGGAACTTCGACGCCTCCGGCGACAGCCACAGGCTGCCCTTCTTTAGCGCGTAGGTTCTCCTGCAACAAACGATACAGCTGATCTGGGGCCAATGCACCGGCTTGAGAAAGTTGGGCAATGGCGCCAGCTCGGAGCTGTTCTTGTGTGAAGCCTTGGCGGATTTGCTCCACTTCGGATTCTTTGGTGTTCAACTGTTGCTTGAGTTCGGCAACAGTTTTTTGGGCCTCTTCCCACAAAGTTTTGTACTCGCCGGATTCGGCAAGTTTTGTGGTCTTGGCTTGTTCTTGGGCAGAACGCAACTCCTCTACTTGTTGCTGCAAGGTGTCGCGGTTTTCGCGGTCCTTGCGGCGCTCAGAAATCAGTTCTGCGTTTTTGGAACGCAAAGCCTCGATCTGACTGGCGAGGTCTTGTGTACCAGGGACAGCCACAGGCTGTTGGGAAGTGCCATCCACAGGAGTGACTTCCGGGGTCTGGTTTTCGGACACGACGTACTTACGGAGATTGACAATCTAATACTACAGTAAAAGTAACTATTACTACTCGTCCAGTTCGTACCAGCCTTGGCGATAGAGGCCGTTGAGCTGGCGGAAAATCTTGTCGTAGCGGCGCCCGCAGGCATCAAGTGACCACCTGGCGCGAGCAATGTCTGCTATGACGCGGCGGTCCAGGTCGCCTACGGCGTTGATGCCGTCGATCCAGTCCTGCAAGGTGTGGCAGCGGTAGCCCATTACGCCCTCGGTAACGGTTTCAGTCATGGCGCCATAGTCCACTGCCAGCACAGGCGTACCACAGAGCATGGCTTCGGCGGCCATGCCGCAGAAGGGCTCGGTAAATACTGTTGGCGCAAGCAGCGCCCTTGCATTGCGCAGAAACTCGCTGCGGGCTTTGCCGCTTATGGGGCCGCGATACTCGATGTTGGGGTGGGCCCATGGTGAGGGGTCGCCTTGGCCGTGGAGCACGATGGGCCAGGGGCTGTGGTCAGCAAGCGCCTTGATGGTGTCGATGCCTTTAAGCGGGGTGATGCGTCCCAGGAAGGCGAAATACTGGCCGGGCTCGTAGTTGGGCTCCCAGTCATCAAGGTCGTAGTAATTGGGGACCACCCATTCGTAGTTGCGTCCGTTACGGCCTTCCTTGCCTTGGTGGTAGTGCATCCATGCGTAGGACTCAAAGATGCGGAAGCTGTCTGGCATCAGCGTGGGGTAGCCGATGCCAGTTTCAACGTGCTGGTGGTTGGGAAACTCGGTCATCAGCTGCTGGTGCGCGTGGCCGAAGGGGTGACAGATGATGTCCTCCGGTTGCAGGCGCTCCCGTAGTGCGGGGATTAGGCGCTGCCCAAAAAGTGTGTGGCCTTTGCTGCCGATGGTCGCGTCGTTGCCGTGGAAGTCGGTTTCGCTGCGGTTGAAGATCGCACCAAACTCAGCGGCGCTCATCATTACTACATGCTCGTCGGCGGTGCTTTCACTGCCTTCATTGCTGTATTCAATGACGGTGTAGCCCTGCATCTGCATCATGCGCGGGAAGCGCAGGGCCTTGCCGGTGAAGGCGCAGTGGCTGTAGGCAGCGGTGTGTTGGGTGTGGAAGATGCCGACGAGGTGTAGCCGGGGTTTTGGCATTAACTCTTCCAGACTCCCGCTGCTTTGACGTAGACGTTGGTTGCTGCTTTCCAGACGCCGCTGACCTTGACGTAAATGGCGCTGGCCGCTTTCCATACGCCGCTGGCTCGGACGTATACGTTGAATCCTGAGGCCGCCACGACAAAGGGTTGCCCGAGGTAGGCAACGTCCATCGTTTTGGTGTTGAGGTTGGTGGCCTCTACCTGGACAAATGGTTGCCCCAGGTAGGCAATGTCCAGCTTCTGTAGGTCGCTCTTATTCGGCAGGGGCACTGCTCACCTCCTGCGTTGCAACGTAAGCCGCAGCGGCATCTTGGATTTCTTCCATGGTTGGGAAGTGGTCAAATTTGAAAAACTGAGCTTCTGTTTCGCTTAGCACGACGCGGGCGTACCACTTGGCAGCCAGGTCTTGTTCAACAGCGTGGACGTGATAGGTCATGATTCTTAGGCTTGTGAAATGGTTAGGTCATCGACCCACCCAGAGAAGGTGGTGCCGCCCCAGGCTTCAGCGGTGATTTCTACTACGCCGATCTCGGTGGGGGTGAAGGTGACGGTTTCTTCTTCCCAAGCGTTGACGGCAGTTACTGAGGACGTTACGTCACTGGTTACGCCAGCGATTTGACCGCCTTTGCACACTAGGCGCATGGTGAGGCCAGCATTGTCGCGGCGCATCCAGGCTTTGATCGTTACAAGGGTGTTGGCGCCGCAGGCAACTTTTGCCAGAGAAAGAATAACTGGATATGCAGATGCTTTGAGGACTGTGCTGGTTGGTTGCATTTTCCAGCTATTGCCAGCAGCGGTATTGCGCTGGTCGGTAGCCGCAGAAATAAGCCCACCATTCATAAATATTTTATGGTTTCCCTGTATCTTGTCGTGGTTATGCGAGTAGGCCTGGGTGATGGCATTGGTAGCAAAACCAATTTCGCTCGTCTCCGATAGCAAGCAATTAACTAATACATAATCACTATATGCAAGGTCCGACGCAATACCAGAGGGATTATCCGCAGTGGTAATGTTTTTAATGAGTATTGGTGGTCCAGCGATACCACTTTGGGTTGAGTTTGCAATTAAACCTGCACCAGCAATTCCCTCTATGGAACACAAACCAGTAATCATGCCAGGAAGGCGCACTCCCGAACCAACGTTGGCGCCATTGGAAAGCATATATCCAATGAAAATCTTTGTGGCGCCCAGGAGGGTATTTGCTGCAGTAATAGCGTTATCAAAGTTCCCGCAGCCATATTCAAGGGTGTACGTGTTTCTGCTCTGTTGAGCGCCAATTGATAGTGCCGAAGCGCAGTTATTGCCTGCAATTATATTAAAATTACAGAAAGAAGCCGCCGAACCAGCGCTCAGAACAAAGTTTGCTCGAACTCCAGCAAATTTCTCAACATTGATGTAAGATAGCGTCGCACCGTAGCTCAAGCAATTGCCTAAACCGTTCTGGCCATCCATCCAGGTTTCTAGTGTTTGAGTACTCATATCTACACGATTCCACCCGCCTGCGTAAGTAATAGGACTACCTTCAACACCACTTTCTAAGAATGATTGAACGGTAACACCAGCACTGGTAGAAGGAGCAAATTTTATTGTTTCTCGCCTCCAGATTGGCGCCGTTCCGCTAGTGCCATAATATCCACGTTGGAGCTGAACATAAAGAGAATTGCCTGTAGCTCCGTCTAGTATTAAGCGAGTGCCATTGATGCTTTGTATGCCCCAAAACGTTTCACTTGCGGTGTTTTTGCCGATTAAACTCGTAAGCGTTATAGCGTCTGCGGCACTACTGGCTTTGCAAGCGATAATATTGGAAAACGTAAATGCCTGCGATCCATTATCCGTATTAACATAAAGCGCAATGCTCTGAATATTGCTACCCAGTGGGACGCCTAAGTCTACAGTTACTGGCATCCAACGGTTTATAACCGCAAGATTTGGAATGCTGATAATATTAACGGCTGTCGTGCCAGTCGTATCTGAACATAGGCGTAAATCAACCGCACCGGCCGCTCCAATAGTGCCAGAGGTTTGCTGTATCCAGAAGCTAACCTGTTGGTAGGCGGACAAATTCAATGAACCCGTGGCCCAATACGCCGCTCGGCCCGTCGTAAAGGCCGTTTGCAGTTGAATAGCATCACCGTTTAGACCCTCCTTTGCAGCACCCAGAGACGCAAGGACATTAGCGCCACCAGCCGAAATCCATGCAGTGCGTCCTGGTCCCGTACTGGCAATGTTTTGAGTGACCGCACTAGACAGCCTTACAACAGCATTGGTTATATCTCTAGCCGTGCCGCCACTGATATAGGTGCCGTTGCCCACAGATCCAGTAAGTGTAAACGTATTGACCCCAGTATTGACAATTTCCCAAATATTATTGGCCGAGTTGGTGCCCAGCACGCCGGTGACAACCACTGTTTGACCCGTCACATATCCATGAGTTGCACACGTTATGGTAATTGGTGTTGTGTTAGTCGCTCCAGTTATGCTCTTGGTACTTGGGAATGCTCGTGAAGTCCACGTTCCATTTATACCAGTATTTATTGGCGCGGGACTACCCATTGTTCTGATTGTGTCCCCAGGTATCGTCCTTACCGCCGTAGCGCCAGTCGTAAATGATTTCCAACGTCCGCCAATAAAATATTGACGATCTACTGCTTGGTTTGCTAGTGCTGTACCGCCAGAAAGTGCTGCAATCGTAAGTGACGTTGCTGACACCCGTGCCGTGATATTGTAAACGGCGTAAAGTGTGCCGTTAAAGATAGACAGGTATTGCCCAATAAGGCTGCCGTCATTCGGAAACGTCGCGCCAACGCTGCTAAATGTTGTGCTGGTAATGCGGCCATTTGTTCCCTGCGCTAGCAGCGCAAAACTGGTGCCACCGTGGTTGTCGTTGCCGTTTTCAAAATCAACGTAAAGAGTAGCCATGATTTAAGCGGTGTATTTGATCCAGATGTCGCCATCAATGCCGCCACTAGGGTCGGCAGTGCTGGTGGTGATATTGTCCCTGAGTGTAGGACCAGTGGCGCCTGTTATGCCAATGGCACCAGTGGGGCCTTGGATGCCCGTAGCGCCTTCGGGGCCCGTAGCGCCTGTGATACCGATGGGCCCTGTCGGACCAGTGATGCCCGTAGCGCCTTCGGGGCCTGTCGGACCAGTGACGCCCGCAACTCCGGTGGCGCCAGATACGCCTACAACGCCGGTAGCGCCTTGGGGGCCAGTAGCTCCTTCTGCACCATTTACCAGTGCAGCGAAAATTGCGTGGTTGTTGGCAAAATTAGTTGTGCCTGTTCCATTTGACGAAACAAGCGTGACAGGTAAAGTCCAATAACTGGTTGACGTGCCAGGATTGATGTTTGTCAGCGCACCTGTAATGCGCCAAATCTGGTAATTACTGCTTGCGTTTTGATCTTGGATCGTGATATTTTCAGTCGGTATAAGTTGAGCTAGGAAAATATCAATATCAATATTTTCATCTGTTAAGTGGCTGATGCTGATTACGGTTGCGCTAGTTTGCGTTGCGTTGTTCCAAATAATGTGGCCATCGCCTGGGTAGCCAGTGGTGATTGTTGTTCTCGCTCGGTAACGAAAAAGACTGGATGAGTATCCCTGTGGTCCGGTGGGGCCGCTAGGGCCGGTTGCTCCGGTTACGCCTACTGCGCCGCTGACACCAACTACGCCAGTGGCACCAGAAACGCCGATAACTCCAGTGGCGCCTGACACGCCGGTCTGGCCTACGGGGCCGGTAGCACCGCTGATACCGATGACGCCTGTGGCACCAGAAACCCCGGTTTGGCCGACGGGGCCAGTGGCGCCACTAATGCCGATGACGCCTGTAGCGCCAGTGATACCGATTGGGCCGGTTGGTCCTGTTGGGCCGATGGGTCCGGTAACACCTGTGGCGCCTACAGCGCCTTGGGGACCAAGACCGATGGTCTCTATTAGTACAGAAGAACTCGGGGCGGTGACAACAGCTGTATCACCATTACCTTCCGTAATTACTACTGTATTGGAAAGACTGGTTACGTTTACCGTTGTCATGCTGTGTAGCCCTCTGATACGTAAATAACACCTTCTAGGTAGTATTCACGTAGACCACTGGGATTTTCCAGCAGTACGTCGTAGTAACACTCGTCAGGTAACAGTGTTGTTTGTGTGTCAGTCAGTGCAACAGCAATTTGACCCGTGGCGCGGTTGGTGTATGTGATCGCAAAGTCGGCGTACTTCGTTGTACGAGTGCGGTCCCAGGTTTGGCAATATGCGGTCCAGCCGGTCAAGTTGATGGGTGCGCCAGTGCTGTCTTTGAATTGGAGTGCTACGGAGTAGTCAGCGCGGCGTTGCAGGCTGATGTTGTACGTGCCAGGTGATACGGCCATGTCATCAAGCCTCCGATTCCATCATTGTATTGGAATCTGAGAGGGACTCTTCGGTCTGGGTTTCGATTTCTTCGTCGATGTCGATATTGTCGGGGAGGATTTCGCCTCGGCGCAGGATTTCCAGCAGAGTTGAGTTGCTGATCTTGCCGGATTCGTTTAGTTGGGCGAGGACTGCGATGTCTTGGCCGATTAGGCGGTAGTAGTCGAAGTCGCGGTCGATGCTGATTTCTGGTGGTTCGATGCCCACGTATTGGGCGGCAAATGCAAAGGCTTGGTTGAGGGATGATTCCAGTTCTTGGCTGATGATTGAGAGGACGCTGTTGGCTTGGGCTTGGTCGATGCGCTTGGCCTCGGCAGACTCGGCTACGAATTTCTGGCCGAATAGTTTGGTGATGCCCAGCGTGGACATTTGGCCCTCCAGAGACTGGAGTTCGGCCATTTGCGCCTCAAAGCTGGTGGCGTCAGATTGGACGTAATACGCTTTGTGGCCTGGTTCCATGCCCAAGGCGTAGTTGACGCCGATGGTGGCCTCGCTGCTGTCCTGGTTGTAGCCCTCTAGGACGAGGGTGGGCATTGCCGCGATGTGGAGGGCGTGGATTAGGTCGCTTTGGCGCTGGTAGTGGGTGATATTTAGGTTGGAGATGTCTAGAAGTGGGGGCTGGGAGATAAGGACGCCACGCCGGTTGCTGTAAATGGGGACTACGGGGATGGTGTCGAGGCTGAATCCGCCCGATTCCGTTAGGTCTACTGTTTCGGTGCTGCGGCCCAAGGTGTAAAGGTCGTAACGGCCTGGGTAGATCACGCGCATTACTTCGACCTGTTCTTCCCCAAACTCGTTGAGGGGGCGGTACTCGTAGTCGTGGATGCGGATTTGGGTGAGACGGTTGGTGGAATCTTTGCGCCAGCCCCAGATCTGGGGGGCATCGACGTGGACGAAGTACGGGCGGCGGCCCATGGCGCGTTCTTCCGCCAGATTCAACGCTCCAGTCGCTGCCGGGAAGTCAACCAAAATGGCGCTGTGGCCGTAGGTCAGGCTGCTGACTAAGGCGCGGCGGGCGTATTCGTTGATGCTGGAGCCGATGCCGTCGATGTTCTGGGCTAGTTCGCTCCAGTAGGGGTCGCCTTCGATGTGGATTGGTTTGCGGAGCACGGCGCCGGCTGCTGTTTCGATTAAGCGGCTGGTGTACGGGGAGAGGACGCTACGGTCGATGCGGGCTTGCCAAGCCTCGTCATCTTCGCGGGGTTCTTGCGGGAGGTATAGCTCGGCGAGATCGCGGATGTAGTTGGTGCCATTGGTGACGGCAGCGACTACTTTCCAGTCAGGCATCATTCCAATCACTTCTAGTGATCGGACGAAGGGGGATTCGCTGACGATTGCGCCAGTTGGGGGGACGTTGGCGCTGTAAACCACGGGGGAGACTCCTACTGTGTACCTAGTTTGACAGAGAATTGGGGGTCACCACTTTTCTCGATTTGCCCAAAATGCGGCGCTCATTTTGCCCTTGGCGATATTTTTGGCGTGTCGCGCCTTAAATGATGCCCTTCTGGCCTTGTCCGACGCTGATTCTCCTTTTTGTGCTGGTGAGCCAGATACGCCCTGCTGACCGAAACGGATGAGTTTTACGGTTTCGCCTTCTTTGGCGAGGACTACGTGCGACTTTTTTGGGTGGTTGGGGGTGCGCTTGGGTTTGTTGTAGCCGGCGAATTTCTCGCCACGGTATTCAATCGTCATCGGGGTCTTCCTCAATGTCCTCGTCTATGTCCACTAGGACTTCCACGCCGTTGAAGACGTTGCCCATAAAGCCGGCGAATAATGGGGATTCGCCGGGGGTTTTGAAGTCGAAAGTGACTGCCGTGCGACCTGTTTCGGCGTCAACTTCGATGTAGGTGGGGTAGCCCTGGAAGGTGTGGATTGTCACTTTTTCTTGGGCTTTTTGGTGGTTTTCTTCATGCCGGCCTCGCTCATGGCGATGGCGATGGCCTGTTTGCGTGACTTCACTACGGGGCCTTCCTTGCTGCCCGAGTGCAGTTCGCCTTTGTCGTACTCGCGCATGACTTTGGATACTTTTTTCTGGGCCTTTGAAGGCTTTTTGGCGGCCATATCGCAGTTCTACAGGTAGTTACCACACACGATAGTCGGTGGAGCGCATAGTTTCGGGTTTGGCGAGGTTGAAAACTTGCAGGCACATGTAGCCGAGCGCGTCGAAGGCGTGATCCACGCCCAAATTCTTGTTTGGGAGGCCGGTGTTGGGGGCGTAGGTCAATGTACGGAGAGATTTTATTAAATCTTTACATCTCGGGTGGATGTAGAGGCGGCGGGTGCCTGAGGCGTCGAGGAGGGCTGTGTTGACGCAGGTGATTTTGTCGCGGATTTTCCAGGGGGCTCGGGGGCTGGAGACTTTGAAGCCGGACTTTTTTAGGATGGTGTGGTCGGTGTAGCCGACGCCGGAGGTTTTTCGGGCGCCGCCCGTTGGGTCCGGGCAGGCGATGATGCGGCGCTCCACGCCGAAGCGGCGTTGGATTTCTTCGCAGAGATCCCAGGTGGTGGCGCCCCCGGTCATGATGATTTCGTCGAATACCCACAGGTCGTTGCCCTTTTTGACCGCGCAGATCGCGGACATGGGGTCGATGTTGAAGTCCACCCCAATCAAAAGGGGGACGATGGGGAGGTCTTGGACGATTGGGTCGATGTTTTCGTCCGAGAAACTGACCGCGACTAGGCCGCTGAGGTTCTCAAAGCTGGCCTCAAATTCTTGGCGGAAGGTACGAGAGTCGAGTTGACCTCGGGCAGCCTCGATTTCTTCTGGGGGGACGTTATCGCCTTCGATTGTGGTGAACTGCCACCGGACCCAGTTGGGGTCTTCGCCTTCTGCGCAGTAGCACCAGAGGTCGTAGAACCAGCTGGCGGTGCCGTCGGGGGTTGAGATGAACAGGGCCCAACCTTGTTTGTCCGCTAGGGCGGGGCGGATGACCTCAAACCAGACCTCGGAGTCCATGAAGGCCGCCTCGTCTAGGACTACGCCGGCCAAACTTCGGCCTCGCAGGGCCATTGCGTTCTCGGTGCCCTTCAATTCGATGGTGCTGCCGTTGACTAGCTCCAGCTTGAGGTCGGTTTCGTTCTTGGACTTGATCCAGGCTTTTGGGACAAGGCGTTTTAAGGCTTTCCAGGCGATGTCCTTCGCCATTCGGTAGGTCGGGGCGCAGTAAAAGAAGGTTTCGCCCGGACGTTCGATTGCTCCACGCAGCAATTCGATGCAAGAGAGGTAGCTTTTGCCGAAGCGGCGGCCTGCTACAAGGACGCGGAAGCGTTTGCGGCTTGAAAACACCTCGCCCTGTGCCCAGCGCAGTTGCAGCGAAGGTGTGTCGCTCATTTTTTATGGGGGTACTTGTTTACAGTATCACAGGAATTGAACCCCTACCCCCGTGGGTGTGTAACAGTAAAGAGAAATGGGGTTGTACCAGTAGGTTCCCAGGGCCCCGCGTACGCGCTAAATAATACAAACCGTACCCCCCTAAGTGTTAGGGAGGTCGGCAGACTTGCGCTAGGTTAGGGTCAACTAGCTAGGATAGATTCAAGCTGATTGTATACACTCTTTTTGTTTCCCTTTAAACTATACTCTCGCTTGACTATAGAGTATACACTAGGACCGTTACGCTTCATACCCAAACACTCTAATTTTAGAGCGGACAATAAAACACGGGCCCGGTAGTCGGTGATGCCTTGTCCGGTTAATACAGTTGCCATGGGTCAGGCTGGTTGATTGAACACGTCTACTGTAGCACAGATCAGACCGGCAACCAGCAAGCCAGCCGCCAATGGGAGGGAAGCGGTGCACGTGGCACCGATAAAAAAGAATACGGCAAGGGATCGGGTCATAATGGTTCGTAGTGAGAATGATTATCAGTCCCGCTAGGCTTAGCTAAGCCTAGCTAGGGAGGGTAGGGTCTCAGCGTTGCGACTGCTGAGACCTTGCGAAGCGAGAGTGTTAATTCGCGGCGGCTTCTTTAGGTGCTACCAGAGGCGCTAGGTTCTTTGCTATCTCCGTCAGAATGCGGGTTACAGTCTCGTCTCGGTCGCATTCGTTAAGGCTACGGGAAAGGTAGTAACTAATCCCCCGCATTAGTTCAGCGGTGTTGATGTCGCTGATCTCTACGGTTTGGTCCGTTTGCTCGCAAATGGAGATACGGGTCAATCCCTTCCATTCATACAGAGAAACGTTGTTTGTTGCCGCCAGTGTGACCGTGTTTGTTTGTGTGGTTCGCATGGTCCGTTTACCTTGGTTGGGTTGTGTTGCGGGGGATTATCTCCCCCGCTTCTTAGTATCCTACACTAGCGGGCAGACCCCTTACGGATCAGACCCCTAGAAAGTTGCGAATCTTAACCGTGATAGCCTGCCAGCTTTTCAGCCTGCCGAGCCTGCCAAGAATCAAACCGATAATCAACCGGCAAGATAGCCTCTCCCTCCCAGGCAGAATTTCCAAAATACCAATCAAAAGCCCTAGCGTATAGCCTACCGGCAGCCGGGTTAAATACACTCAAAAGAGCGTTAATTCTGCTTTTGGTTGTAGTAGTCTGCCAACCCGCATCGGATACCTGAAAAGTACGTGAGAGCGGAAAAAACCTAGCAATAGTGTATCCGTGCAATTTAACTCCAATGATGCGATCATACCCGACAGTATGCGCAACTCCTAAATGCTCTTGGCTAACTTCCGTGTTACCAGATTTAAAGAATCTGCCCGAATAGTCTGCCCGATTCAATAGAGTCCTAACGGCTTGGATGGTTTGGGCTTCGATTTTGCGCATGGCCTAGGTTTGGCTGGTTTGCCCTCCTACAATACAGTCACCAGACCCCGTGCCAACCCCAAAAGTCTATTGTGACAGATTAGATTAACTTATGGCCGCAGGCGCTAGGATCTTGCCGGTGTACGTACGTACTACACCCTAACAGTAGTACAACCGTACGCTAGTACATTGACACTCTAGTACAGCCGTACGCTAGTACGCCTGTACTTCAATACACCTGTACTGTAGTACGCCTGTGCCTTAGTGCGCCCGTACTACCCCCACGTACCAGTACGCCTGTACGTACGTACGCATGAATGGCATGAATGGCATGAATGGCATGAATGGCATGAATGGCATGAATGGCATGAATGGCATGAATGAATGGCCCAGGCTATGAATGGCTTGAAAATTTAGAGCCAGCTCTGCTTAAGTGCATAACCGCCACAACTGTCAGGCTCTCCGTTGCGCTTACCGTGCGGCTCCGGTGTGCCATCAGGCCATAAAGCCTGCCCCAGGCAATAAACGGTATGAAAACCCATATCCATTCCGCAGCCATTCATCCTGATCCCCTCGTGCTTTTCACTCCAGCTCAGTCCGGCAGCCTTGCAGGCCAGCCAACTGATGCGGCGAATCCAAGGCTTGCCATTTTCATCAACCATTGGCACGACTAAATCCAGAACGCGCATCATTCCAGAACTAGCGACATGGGTGCAAATTGTGTAAACAGTGTCGCCCGGCTTGAGAATCTCCAGTAGGTAGCCTCTGGCTTCTTCCCGGTCTTGTGCTGTGATTTTGTTGGCCATGGCTAGTTTGCCGAAGTGCTTGCCCACTATGGGCCCCAGTCCGCCCATCCTCTCGCCTCTGTTGTGATACTTAACAAGCTGGTCCATTGCTTGCGGTCTGCCCTCTGGTGTGCAAGACTACGGGCTGACCTTCGCCAAACTAGGCATGGTAAACAGAAACGAGTTACACCCACTGCTAACACGGTTGCGCAATCATCGCAACCGCTTAGCGCGTTTTTACGATGCAGGCGAACGAGAGTTTGACCGCTACACAGCCGTTTATTTGGCTCCAGATTGCACAGATGCGCAAGGTGTGAAATGGTTCTCATACAGAGCTGCATCTGAACATCCTTTCAGCCCCTGCGGCTTAGGTATTATCAGCCAGCATGAAGGGGCGCCGCTGGATTGGAATTGCGTTGCCAAACTTGGCCGCTCTAACCACCTTGGCCGCAGAGTTTGTTTTAACCAACTCCCGCCAGACGTACAGTCACTGGTTACAGGAGACTTAAAGCAATGAGCGGCGGAGAATGGAATACCAGCCGAGAGCGCAAACAGTTAGCAGCTGATGCCCGAGAACTTGAGCGGGAACAGATCCGCCTAGCTAAACGTATGCTCCGTGACCTTCGCTGGAGTGCCGAACGCTCCACCCTCCGAGAGTCAGACTGGGCCGATTTGCTGAAACTCCATCACGAGTACGGCAAGGAGGGCCCCATGCAGCTATGGCTAGAACTGGTGCCCTATTGGTCACAGTCTCAGATAATGAACGGCGGCGCACCCTGCCCGCGCCATCACTTCCCAACCTGGCTCGCTGAAATTAAGTGCAAAAATTCCGCGCATGATCGAGTGGAGCGACCAAAGGCCGCGACACGCAAAGCGCCAGGCGCACCACGCAAAACCCGGACCGATAAAGGCCAATCCCGCCCCAACTACACACCACGCAAAGTAAAACCATGAGCAGCAACAGCAACATCACCGCTTGCGTGTGGTGGTCCCCAACCTATTGCGCCTGGGGATGCCAGATCGGAAACCGAAGAAGTTGGCACTACAACGAAAGGGACGCAATCAAAGAAGGAGAAACCATGGCAGCAGAGATACAACGATGTTCGATCTTCCAAGTTGACTAGCCCCCGCCCCAGTCTCCCCAGGCTGGGGCTTTTTAGTGCCTGCCGCTTGAGAACGGTTCTCATTATCATTCTCAATAACCGCCTGATATTGAGAATCATTCGCCATTCGCAAACGTACCATCAGGGTGTCAGAAACTCGCAGCTGCTCCAGTGCATGAATGGGGTTTTTAAGCCATGAATGGGTTTTTGTCGAGGCTTTAGCCGAGACTTGAATGGCTTTTTAGCTGCCCCTTTTATCCTCGATGGTGATATTCAAGTTAGGTGCTGCATTAGCGGCTTCTTCCACACTTCCCTCACCCATAGCACGACCCAGGCTATCAAGTAGCTGTGCCACTACTTGAAAGTTTCCGCGCTTGAGTGCTTTCTTTACGGTGTGCATCCGCATGTTATTAACTTGATTCAGGAACTCTGCCCGTTCTCCAGCAAAGTCCTCCTTCATCAACTTTTTGGCTTCATGAATGTAGTTTTCGCCTTGACGAAAACTAACACCGTACCGTGTGGCAAGTTGGCAGACATTCTCGCGGTACGATCCACCAGCAAGCATCAGCATGTAGGCAGCATTAACGCGCTCCTGCATTTGGGTGTCGTTGATTGGACGACCCTTTGAATAGCGATTTTCTGCCTTAGTGAATGGCGATGGCAGACCCTTAGCCTTTTCCGGCTTCACTCCACCGTCAATCGGTTCAATATCGTCGTCGGCTCCGCCGACTTCGTAGCTGTTGTCTTCGGTCACTGTACGTACAGTCACAAACTGTTAGCCGCAGTGTAGGGCAGTTCCAGTCATGAATGGAGGCTAGTACAGCCGTACTGCAAAAGTGTCAGAAACTCGCAAGGTACTGCTCCACCCGTGCGAGGTACGCTGCCTCAGCTTGCTCCAGTCCGTCTTGGTCTACGTAGTAGACATCCGGGTCGCCGCACCTGCGGGCTAGTACAACTGCACCACCCGATGGTTTGAGGCCGGTGAGGTGCTGTAGTCCCAGTGAATAAGCACCTAGTTGGTGGACATATTGGTGGTCGCCGTTCATGTAACGTATTTTGTTGCTGGTGCTGGTTTTCCAGTCACAGATAGTGATTCCACTGTGACCCTTTAGGGTCACCAGTGCATCACAGGTGCCGGCGAAGCCGGCGGGGTGGTGAATACTAAATTCTGATGCGAAAATTTCGGTAACATTGTTGTTGATCCAGTTAGATAAACCTCGGGCGTAACCTGATGCGCTCCAGCCAACTTCTGGTATATGGGGGTGTACCTTATTCAGAGCCCATTGCGTGATTGGCGAGGGAATCCGAGCCAATCCCAGCTCGTCCCACTTGATAGCGTTGCGTTTGTTGGCAGTGGAACGTGCCAGTCGTTGGGCAGTTTTGAGTAGATATTCAGCTTGGTTGTGGGCCATGTTGCCCCGCCGGGCAGCTACATCTCTCTGTTGCGTGGCTTCAGCCACACCGAGGCGGGCTTCCCAGCGTTCCAGTCCTGATCTATCGCTAGTCTGCCCTAGGATGTGTGTAACACTAGAGTAGACATTGCCTTTGGTGTCTCGGTAGACCCTGAATGGGCCCGAGTTATCTTGCACCAGCTTCCACTTGCGGAGGTTTGCCAGCGTGTCTTGTGTGTTAGCTGGCACGGAGATACTCTTTCCCATAACTACAATACCCTAAAAAATTCCTTGTGGAGCACTCGGCCCGCACCTATATAGGCAGCCTGTGCTTCGGCTTTGGTAGCAAAGGTTCCGAGGTAAAAGTGCATACCATCGGCACCTATCTGGGCGATCCACTTCCCATCTGTTTTGCGTTGCGTACAACCAGATGAAGGAATGTTCCTGTTGTTTTCCGCGATTGTGGCGGGCCGGAGGTTCCAGATCCTGTTGTTCAGTCCGTTTCCGTCAATGTGATCCAGGTACATTGGCGGTTGCTCTCCGGTGCAAAAAGCCCACACAAGGCGATGTGCCCTAAATAGTTGTTTGTCAAAGCGGATCAGTCTGTACCCGTGACTGCAACATCCTGCTACAGAGCCCAGCACAGTGTTTTTACTGGCTTTTACGCGCCAGTGCATATTTCCTGTGAGCGGGTTGTACGAAAAAACTTCACAGACCCGGTTGATTGGAACCGGGTTCACATAACCTTCAGCCATCGCCTGGTAACGCAGGTGGTCGGGGGCAGGGTGTTGGAAGCACCGCTGCCCCTTAACTTTAGCCGTTACCTGCTATAAGTCAACCTGCTTTGAAGGGGTTGGCTCCTGTTAGTAGGCGGCTGATGTCGAAACCGGCGGACTTGGCTTCGATCCAGGCAGCGTCGATGTGCTCCTGGCTGCCCTTCTTACGGGGTACGGGGCGCAGGGTGTACTCAGTAAGCAGACCCGAGCCTTTCTTGCTGAGGTTGAAGTCCCAGGCAAGCAAGTCGTCGTAGTCGTCCATTTGGCTGATCTGATCCAGTTCTTTGATGATTGACTTTTGGGTCAAAGACATTACCTGGACCGTGCCAGCATCGAAGTTGTAGACAGGCGTGGCGATGAAAAACTTAACGTCCACCGTGCCAGGGCCGCCACGTCCTTCGCGGGGCTCGTACTCGCCTAGTTCAGCGATCACGTCCTCGGGGGTAGGCTCGAAATCAAAACGAAAGGGCTTTGACTGGCCTTCGGCATTGGCGCCCCAGGCTTCGTAACCCTCTAGAGGTTGCTCGGATAGCAGGGCAAAGCGGACTGAACCACCATCGGGCAGCTTGCTGACAGACAGGTAGCCGCCACCGCTGGAGCCTGCATTGACGCTGGCGGAAGCCTTTTTGGAGAGAAATCCCATTTCATTTAGGGGTTGGTTGGAGGTCGCCTGGTTGGCAACAGTGACACAGTAACACGGGGTTGACCTTTCGTCTACCATAGAAAAACACCCCAGAGCTGCGGGCTCCAGGGTGAATCGTGTCCTTTCTTGTGGGAGTCTATCACTGTGTCTACTGAGTCGCAAGACCTGCTGAATTTTGTTGCGGGGCTGCCTGAGGGCTTTGCCTACGCACCTATCTACGTCAAGGGTTCCAAGCTCCAGTCCGGGAAGGTCAGCAAGGGCAAGACCCCGCTGGAGAAATCGCACCATGCGGTGTTGACGCCGGCTGATGTAGCACTCCACATTCACCGGAAGCCGGACAGCTTTAAGGCTGTCGGTGTGTTTACTGGGCCACGCAGCAAGGGGCTTGTAATCCTTGACGTGGACAGGAATTTGGCGAAATTGAAGGGCAAGTGGGGCGAATCCTTGCAGGGTGCTCCAGTTGTTACTTCCACTAAGGCCAACGCGGCGAAGTACCTGTACACCGTTCCAGAGGCCCTGTGGGGCGAGGTAAGCGGGTTTGGGTTGTCGGATACCGGAGCTGGTTATGAAGTGCTCTGGGGGCGCCAGGGGCTGCTCTACGGGGCCTATCCGGGCTCCAGTGATGGGAAGGGGGCCGAAGGCTTCTACGGCTTTGAGGGCGATCTGGAGGCTATTCCAGAGGCTCCAGCGTGGTTGCTGGCTGAGATGAAGGATGCGGCTGGCAAAGATCCAGCTGATGGTGGCTTCATCAAAAACCGGAAAGCGTTGGACTTTTCGGATCGGGCACCGGAAGAAGTGGCTGAAATTATTCAGTCGGCTTTGCGGGTGATTCCAGGGCAAGGCGGCGGTAGCCGGGACCACTGGATCAAAGTTGGTATGGCGATCCACTCGGAGTTGCCGGGGGATCTTGGGCTGACTTTGTGGTCGGCGTGGTCAGCGGACGATCCAGAGTTTGCTGATGACTGGGTTGATGGCAACCCTTGTGAAGATGCTTGGAAAAGCTTTAAGCGGGGCTCGGTGAGCCTGGGGACTCTGTTCTGGCTGGCAGATCAGCAGCTGCCGGGTCGGTTGTGGTTGTCCGAGGATCTGCGGAAGGTTGTTACCGATATTGAAGTTGACAACGTGACCCGGATTCGGCAGGTCACGTTGAACTACGCCGAGGTTATTAAGCGGGCTAGGGCCCTCCAGGAATTGGATAACCCGGCTGAGATGGCCCACTGCATGAATGTTCTGGCTCTGGAAGCTGGCTACAGAGATGCCGGTGCGTTGGAGCGGTTGCTTATTAGCCAGATCCAGTACGAACAACAGGAGGATGAGATTGGGATGGAGCGTTTGCTGGCTAAAGATTTGCAGTTTGAGTACCTGATTCCTGATCTGTTGCCCTGTCCTGGCACGGTGATGATTCATGGGGCCGGCGGGGACGGTAAGTCGATGTCGGCTTGGACTATTGCCAAGCATGTGGCGAGGGGGATTCCGTTTTCGGTCCGGGGTGATCTTGTTCCAGTGGAAGCTGGGCCGGTGTTGATCCTGAATGGGGACCAAGCTGAAGTTCAGGTTCAGCAGCAGATGCGCGACCTGGAATTTGATGCCTCCGATCCTGTGACGGTGGTTATGGGCTGGGATTTGAACTGGTATTTCCGGTTTGTCAAGTTGATCGAAAAGCACCGTCCCAAGCTGGTGATTATTGACTCCATCACGGGTTGTAGCCGTGGTTCCGCGTTCGATGAGAACAAGAAAGAGTTTGCTAGCCCGATCTACTGGCTATCGAACAACAACGGCAGGCTCTTTCCTGGCTGCACCATCCTGTTGATCCACCATGCCAACAAGACCGGCGGGTTCAGGGGGTCCACGGCCATTAGGGACGCTGTGGACGAGGTGTGGGGGCTTAGGAGGCCCGATAAGCGCCAGTTGGAGCAGGTAGGGCACAACGCCCGTTTGATCGCCGTGGAAAAGTCCAGAGCGGGCAGGGACGGTTCCAGGCTGCTGATGAAGCTGGAAGACGACCTCACGTTCTCGCTCGCTGATTACGTCGAAACCGACGTGGAGAGTGCCAACCCTGCATCGGTGGTGGATCGCGTCCTACAGCGCCTCAGAGCGGCCTATCCGAGGGCTCTGGCTGTGACCGACCTGGCAGCTGATCCACTCTGCGGCGGGAAGGTCGCCGCTATTCGCAAATCGCTCCAGCGTCTTCTATCTAGGGGGTTGATTGAGATAGGGGGGGTTGGTGAGCCCGGTAAGGCAGGTAGACCATCGAACCAGTACGTAGCTTTACTCTCGCGTGATATATCCCATAAGGGGTGTCCAATAGGTACTAAATCCAGTGCTGGACAGGGAAATCAAATGGGACAACCTTCCGGGGTGTCCTATTTAGAGGACGAGCATTTAGGGGGATCTGGGGCGACCGGAGCAGAAGGAGCCGAAACGCCCGTTTCTAATTGGGACAACCCTACCCCCTGTCCTATTCAGAAACCTAGTGACCAACAGGGATCTGCCCCTATTGGACAGGTTTTGCATGTATCCCCCTGTAAGGAACGCACGGCACAGGAGCTGGTGCAGTTGACTGAAGCCGCCCGAGATGCTTGGAACTGACCATGCCCTTTATCTCTAATCTGCTGTTGGGGCTGCTTTTGGCAGCCTCACGGCTTTTTCGGAATACTCCGGTGTCTGCAACTAAGTCCAAGCCAAGACCGCCGAGACGCCCCACGCTGGCGGTCATCGTGGGAGCCATCCCCGATGACGTGTTTGCGGTGGTACGTATGAGCTGGTTCCGTAAGGGCCAGCCATTTGAGGTGGAAGAGTTTCAGATCTTGGAGTGCCCGGACGCCACTGCTATTTTTCATGGCACGGTCGGTCAAGCCCTGCGGCTTGGTGCCGACGTGTCAGTCGTGACCACCTACTCCGCTGAGACCCTTGGCATCCCCCAACCCTAATTCCGAGCTGCTGGAGCGCCTCATGGCTGCTTACCAGTGCTGCGCTGACTGCGGCGAAAAGTACGGCACCTATCGCCCTGGTGCCGGCTCACACTGGGCCGACATTTGCGATGTCTGTGATGCCGATACCGTCGTCACCGAAACCCGCGACTACGGCTATTTGTACAAGGGTATCAGGCTCTGTACAATCTTCTGAGTCGGCTGTAGTGTGCTAGGGTAACAACGTTCACATCAGGCCAACCGCCATGGACACCGCTCAGACCGAAGCCGCCTTCCGCGAATGGTGGATCGACTCCTACAACCGCCCACCTAACCCCCAGGCGGTGATGACCCACGTTGCCTTCGCTCAGCATGTGCTCGCGCAAGTGGAGCGCCTAGACACGCCAAGTGACTGAGCCGCTTACCCCCGAGCAACAGGCCCTGCTGGTGCGATACCACCTGGCCCACCTTGCTTGGGGGTGCGACCCCAGATTCGTTACAGCCGCCGCCTACGCCGCCGCCCTTGACGCCTGCCTCGACGCTGGCTTCGACCCCCTCCACCACCCCCAACCGCAATGACTAAGCCGACGCACCCACTTACCCCACCGCCTAAGCTGGTGCGCGAGTGGCTTGGCACTTACTTCGGCACCACCATTGCCGGTGAAGTGAGCGAAGTTGATCTTGCTCTCGCCACCAAGGCCGCCCAATGGGGCGCCGACAAGGAACTTGAGGCGTGTTGCGTACAGTTGGGTTACAGCCTGACTCAGTATCTCCGCGCCGCCCGCCGCCCCAAACCGCCGAGCTTGAAGGAGCAGGCGCTTCGTGAGCTTGGCGGCCTTGAAAAACGGTGTGATTTGCAGTGCAACCTTGCCGCCATCCGCCGCGCACTGGAGGCCCTCGATGATTGAGCCTACCGACGAAGAAATTATGGAGCTGATGCCACAGCAAATGCGCGATGACCTAGCCGCCGCAGCCCGCGCCATGATTGGCTTCGACAATCCCAAAGCTGCTGCTGCCTGTCGCATCATCCTCAACCGCCACGCCGTAGACCACGCCCGCGCCGTCCTCGCCAAGTGGGGCCACCAATGACTAAGCCCCTATCCTCCGCCGCGCAGGCGGTGCTGGATGCCGCTATCAACGTGGCTGAATCGCCTGACGCTGAAGCCATTGCTGCCGCCGCCCTGCGGGCTGCTGCCAGTATCGGTGACAGCTACAACTACAGCAGTGCTGAAGCCCTTGATCTCATCCTCGCTATCGCCGCCGAACTGGAGGCCCAATGACTAAGCCACTTTCTCCTGCCGCTCAAGCCGTGCTAGATGCCACGTACGTGGAAATGGACTACGCTCCTCGTCGCCACGTTCAATGGGCTGCCGCCGCCGCCCTGAAGGCTGCTGCTGATCAAGTGGCACCCAGTGATGCAATGGAGCCGCGCAACCACATACCCATGGCGCTTGAGTGCCAACGCATCCGCGCCGAACTCCTAGCCATCGCCGCCGAGCTGGAGGGCCACCAATGAGCACTTACATCCACCTCCTGGTATCAGTTGTCCACCCTGCCTACGAAATGACAATCAACCGTTACTGCATTGGCATTGACACCAACGATCCGCTTTTCGCCAACTTTGACGTAGATCGCTGGGCGGCTCCTGAAATGCGTAATCGGCTACTCTCCCTGCTCTGTGAAGACTGGCTCACCGATAATTGCTGCGTTGTCGGCTGTGAGCAGATCGCAGGCGCCGTCCAATGGCAGCAGGTAGAGCATTGATGACCCGCTGGAGAGTCCTGGCCCTGGCCCTAGGTGAGAAAGCACACGCTGACCCGCGCATCGCTGATCGTGTTGCACTGGTCCGCTTGGCCATCCTGCTCAGCTACCTAGGCACCAACGTGATGATCTGCGCCGGAGTGATCCGGCATTGGAACCACTGATGGGCGGCAAAGTCTGGTCGAGCGAAGAACTCACCACCCTTGAGCTATTGGCCGGCGACGTGCCATGGCCTGCGTTGCCTGAGATCTACTGGAACACCGTCCGCCAGCATGGCTATCCACGCCGCACAGGTACGGCTTTACGCCGTAAATGCAACGACCTAGGCCTAGGTCGGGCCGCCATCGGCCGCTGGGTAAACGCCGGCCTGATCTGCCAGCTCATGGACATCAGCTACGAGGCTGTGCAGACGTGGATGCGCAACGGCCTGATAGAGGGCAAGCGTTTCGGCGACACCAAGGGCCACCGCTACTACTTCACCCGCGCCAGTCTCCGCGCCCTGGCCCGCACCCACCCCCACCTCTTCGGGGGGCTGCCCGTTTCCAGCCTGACCCAGCTATTTGACGAGATCACCCTTGCCAAAGAGATCGCCGCCCTCGGGCTGCCCAAGCACCAGCAGCGCCGCCCAGTGCTCTGCGTCGAAACAGGCACGACCTATCCCTCGATCAGCGCAGCAGCCCGCGCCGTCTACGTCA